ATGGAAGTTAGAGTTTTGCAGCTTGAAAAAGAACATACAGTTTATATCGCAAGAATCTGTTCATGGTTTTATCACTGGTGGGGAGAACAAGAAGGTTTTAGCATGGATAAAATGGAGGCATATGTATTACATTCATTGTGTGAAGATAGAATTCCTCAAACATATATATTGCTGGCAGATGAAGAACTGGTTGGTGTTTATCAATTGTCTGTAATGGATCTTGATGTAAGACCAGACATATATCCATGGCTGATTAATGTCTATATAGATAAACCATATAGAGGCAAAGGCTATTTAAATCTTTTAATGCAATCGGCGAAAGAAAATTGTCGAAGATTAGGAATAAAAGAAATTTTTTTATATACAACTCATGAGGGGTTATACGAAAAATATGGCTTGAGATTTAAAGAAGAATTTGATACTTTTATAGAAGGCAATGAAATACAACGGCTATATAGCTGGAATATAAAGAATTAGGTTTTCTGGCATACAACTATTCGTAAAAGTTGAGCATAGTTTCACGAATTAGATGAACAGGCTATGCGGAGCATGGCCACGACATAGCGTAAATGAAAATAAACCCGTATGGCAGAATGGAAAAAGCCGTGCGGGTTTATTTTTGTTAGCATCTATTTGTGAAACTGGACTTTTGCGATTAATTATCTATAGTTTTTTTATTTCTATCCAGCTTTGAAGCATATAATTTATTTGTTCATTTCTTGTTCTGTGTGCATCTTTTGCCAACTTATCAATTTGACTACATAATTCTTGTGGAATTCTGATTGATGTCACTTTCAATTTCTTTTCTTCTTGTTGCTTTTCCATATATTTGCACCCCCTTTTTTGTAATATTGTAATGAATTTGGATAGATTTGTAAAAAATAGCGATATTCATATTGACTACAGCACCTTTTTATGATTATAATGTGTAATGTAGTCAATGTGAATACAAAATTTTAGAGGGGTGTGAATGATATGAAATTAGAAAAAGTATGCAGAATTGTAAGTAAGAATGCTGTAGTCATTCAAAAGGGTGAACGTGCTGGTGAGGTAGTTTATAGAATGGCGGTAGCTTCGGGGGATGGAGACGGTTCTTTGGTCGACATCCAAGCAAAGATTGATTCGGCGGTGTTTGATTCGCTGGTTCTGTTCATGAAGGAATATAATGT